GCTCAAGGCGGAACGCGCCAATCTAACCACTGAAATCAGGGCGCACATCGACACGCTCAAGGACAAAGAACCCGGCGCGGAAGATCGCGCCAAGCTGGAAGCCATGGAAAAGCGATTTGACACTCTCAATGGACGGATCCAAACCGAGGAACGCCAGTTGGAACGTGAGCGATTGGCGGGCGAGACGGGCAAAAGGATCGAGGAAGAACGGAAAAGCGAGGATAATGGCGTTAAAGAGCTTCGCGCCAAATTTTCTAAATGCCTCCGCGAATGGGATTCGGGATCTATCGCTGAATATCGCGCATTGCAGCAAGATAGTCCTACCCAAGCTTCTTATTTGGTCGCCCCTCAGCAGTTCGTTGGGGAAATTATCCAGAGCAAAGACGATGCATTATTCATGCGCAGAATGGCGCGTAAATTCCGGTTGACCAGCGCCCAGAGCATGGGATTCCCAAAACGGACAACCCGCATGAGCACTTTTGCTTGGGGGACGGAGATTCAAGCCCCGACGGCGGATAGCGCCCTAGCGTTCGGCAAGCGGGAATTTATCCCCAAGCCGGGCACCGGCGGGATCCTGGTATCAAAGACGCTAACCCGGAATTCGGCTATCGATATTCAAACCTACATCCGTGCCGAAATGGGATACAATTTCGCCATCAACGAGGAGCAGGCGTTGTTGACCGGCAGCGGCGCGGGTCAGCCTTTGGGGGTTTTCACGCAGTCCGATGACGGCATTAGCACATCGCGCGATGTGTCTACGGGAAATACCGTGTCCGAAATAAAAACCGATGGCTTGCTTGAAGCCAAGTTTTCGATTAAGGCGCCGTATTGGCCGCGCCTGGAATGGATATTCCACCGCGCGGGCGTAAAACAAATCGCCAAGCTGAAGGATTCCGATGGGCAGTATATCTGGCAGCAATCCCTGCTTGCGGGTCAGCCGGATCGCCTCCTCGGTTTTCCCGTCAACATGTCGGAGTATGCTCCGAGCACGTTTACGACCGGTTTGCTCGTAGGTATTCTGGGCGATTTTAACTATTACTGGATCGTCGATAGTTTGGCCATGGAGATGCAAGCTCTTATGGAGTTGTACGCGCTGACCAATCAAATTTTCTACATCGCACGCGAAGAAATGGACGGAATGCCCGTGCTTGAAGAGGCGTTCGCCCGCGTTAAACTGGCGTAGATGTAAAAAACCCGGTGGGCGGCCTGAAATGGCCGCCTAATCTATTTTAAATCCGAGGAGGTAAAAAAATGTTGGAATCATTGCTTTGCAATTGCAAGATCGTCAAGGTCATGGACAGTCAAGTGGCGGGGACTACGGATCCGACATCGGATATTGTCGATACGCAAGGATATAACGGGTCCCTGTGGATCTGCAAGCTCGGAACCGTCGTGGACGCTGGAGCGGTCACTCTACGGATTCAGCAAAACATCATCAACAGCGCGTCCGGGATGGCGGTTTTATCCGGCGCGTCGGCGGCCATCGCGGTCACTAGTTCCGATTCGGAACAGTCTCTGATCGTTGACGTGGTTAAATCCCGCGAGCGGTATCTTCGGGCCGAGGTGGTCCGCGATACGCAAAATAGCGAGATCGACGCCATCTATTGCATCTTGTATAATCCATGCAATATGGCGGTTTCACAACCTGACACTATCGATGCTTCCACGCTGGTTGTAAGTCCAGCGGAAGCATAAGGAGGAAAAAACATGATACCGGATGGTTACAACGTCCCCCCAAACTGGCAAGGGTTAGAACTCATTGCCGCGAAACTCGGGATGGCCAATAGCAATAAATACTATGTTGATTCCGTCAATGGCGACAATGGCAATGATGGACTTGCCTGGACAACCGCTAAAGCGTCCGTAGCAGGCACGACCGGCGCCATGGCTCAATGTACCGAGAATCAAAATGATATAATTGTATGCGCTCCCGGTCATGTTGAGAATGTCATCGCCGCCGCCGGCCTATCGCTCGATAAAGCCGGCGTTACCATCGTCTTCCTTGGCAACGGCTCAAATCGCGCTACCATTAAATTCGGCACCGGTGTTGTCGTTGGCGCCGACATGAATGTCACCGCGGTCAATGTCGTTTTGATCAGCCCCCGGTTTGAGGCGGCTATCGATGCTTTAACCGGGCCGATCCATGTTACTGCCGCCGGATTTAAAATTATCGATGGCGAGTGGTGGGATGCAGCCGACAAGCAGACTACGGATTGTATTGTCGCCAGCGCTGGCGCTGATTACCTGGAGATCGACGGCTGGACCTATCATGAAGGCAGCGGAGGGACGCAGAAGCAATCTAATATCCAAATCGCCGGGGCAACAAATGTAGTCCTTCGCCGAATTAACATCGTGGGCGACTTTGGAACCGGCGCCATCGAGAATGGCACGGCCTGGGTTGACGCGGTTTTGGAAAACGTTTTGATCGAGAACAAGGCCGCCGGGCCGGTGGTCGGTATCCTGCTCCAGGCGACTTCCTCTGGATCCATGCGGAATGTTCATATCCGCGTAGCCAGCGGCGTAGTCTGGCTAACAGCCGATAACGACATGCAATTTTTTGATTGCAAGGGCGCCAGCGCCGACGCGGCGGGGGCCGATGATGTCGGGATCGCGCCCGCGGCAAGCATCGAAGGTAAACTGGATACAATTATGGCGGAAATGTCGGGTACCGCGGGCATCGCTGTTTGGCCTGGCGCGGCCGCGCCAGCGGATACGATCTCCCTGGCGGAGGCTATCCGCTACATCGTGGAAAGCCTTTGGGGGACATTGGCCAATAGCGGCGGTACGGCTAAGTTGGGGAATATTCTGGGCGACGTGGCGAACGTGTCTGTCGCCACCTGGTTGCAAAAAATCGGCGCTTTAGTTAATAGCGGTGGTACGGCGACCCTCGGCGGAATCCTTGGCGATGTCGCCAATGTCTCTATCGCCACCTGGCTGCAAAAGATTGGCGCTTTAATTAATAGCGGTGGTACGGCGACCCTTGGGGCGATTCTTGGCGATGTCGCTAATACCAGCGTTGCCACCAGGCTAACTAACATTCTCGCGGCAGTCGGTAAAACCGGCGCTTTCGCGTGGGGCTTGGTTGACGCCGCCGTGGATAGCACAACGGTTATTCCCAGCACAAGCCTCGCCGGTTACGGCGATGACTTTTTTAACACCCGGTACTATATGCAGGTTTTGCATAACGAAAATAGCGCCGGGGCCGCGCCGGAGAACGAGACGCGGCAGATAACGGATTATGTGAGCGCTACCGGGACCTTCACTTGCACGGCGTTTTCGCAAAACGTGCAGGCCGATGATATGATTCTAATCCTGCATCAATCAGCCGTGGCGGCGACTAACGTGGAAACGACTCTTGGCGCGGCGGTTGGCGCAAGCATTAGCGCGGATATCGCGGCCATCCAGGCCGTGGATGACGCTATATCAGCCGACCTGGGCGATCCTACGGCCCGGACCAACTTAAAGACGTTTTTGACCTTGCTCGGCAACCCTGATGCGGCTAATCAGAGCATCTGGAATGCATTGGCTGTAGCTGGCGGCATCGCGGCCTTTCCGGCGGCGGCTGTTCCCGGCAACGGCGCGGCATTGGCGCAGGTTCTCCGCGATATTTGGGACTCCCTGCGGAATGGGACCGGCGGGGCCGAACCGGGCACGAACCGAAGCATCATCGACGAGATCAAGGGCGCGGCGCTGAACTATAACGCCGTGAATTACCTGGCCGTCGAGGTCGATCTTTCAAACGCGACTTGGAAAACAGTTGATACTCACGAACTTTTGACTGTTACCGGCCTGGTTCGTTTGCGGATCGCGGTTGAGTGTACCGAGACGGGCGATGACACGAGCGGCGATACCTCATTGATTCAATTCGGCTTGGAGGGCGTTACCAATGCCTTTATCGCCGCAACCCAGGTCGACGATCTAACCGCTGGAGAGCTCTGGTTTGACGCAACTCCGACGGAAGCTCACGGCGATTTTTCGAGCATAGTATTAGATAAAGTCGTCAACGGCCTGGATGTCGGCTACGAAATCACGGCAGAAGCACCTACCGATGGCACTCTGTTATTCCATGTCTGGTGGGAACCGTTGTCAGCAACCGGCGCGGTCGTGGCTGGCGATGGTTCCGCTTTATAAAAATAAGCCGGGCGTAATTGCCCGGCCTTCCTTTTTGGAAGGGGGGGATCGGCATGTTCAAGAAAATCCGTGTTTTGCGTGATATCCCCGGCATTTGTCCAGCGGGCGAATACACCTTCCCTGTTGGAGTCATAGATGAAAAATTTGCCAAAGTGTTGGTGCATAAGGGTCTTGCAGAAGCCATTGGTGGTGATAATGATGCGAACCTATCTCCAGCGCCTAACCGCGCCAACGTCAGAGCCGGTAAGCTTGGCCGTTTTCAAAAGGCATCTTCGCCAAGACGCGCCCGCTGACGATCTAGCTCCGGCAATCTCTATCGCCAGCGGTTCTCACGCCATCATCGCCGCATATGGCCTGCTGGGTGCGGCCATTACCGTCACGAATAAACAGCCGGTTTGGCTTCTGGAGGCCGGAGCTTGCGGCGTGAGCGGGTCCGTGGCCGTCAAGCTCCAGCACCGGGACGGATCCGATGCCTGGGCCGATGTGACAGACGGCGCGTTTACGCTCGTAAACGAAGACAATGATAACGCCATCCAGGAATTGGCCTATGCCGGCGTCAAATCCTCGGTTCGCGCGGTGGCGACAGTGGCAGGCGCGGCCTGCGAATTCGCCGTCACGGCCCTGCTATTCGATCCGGCAGCCGAGGAAGACGCCTTGCTGCTCGGTTATCTCAAAGCGGCCAGGACGTATGCCGAGGATTACCAGAACCGATCGTACTGCGAACAAATCTGGGAAACGACTATGGACGAATGGCCGGATGACGGCGACATCAAATTGGAACGCGGGCCATGGCTCTCCGTGGATGAAGTTGCCTATACCGACGTGGATGGCACGGAAACAATCCTAATCGAGGATACGGATTATGTGGTCTCCTTGCGGCGTGGGGTCCTCCGGTTGGCTTATGGCATGTCCTGGCCGAGTGTGACCCTGGCTGTTATCGATCCGATTGTCATAACGTTTACCACCGGGATGACATCGATACCGGCTGATGTGGTCAGCGCCATTTTGCTGTACGCGGGCTGGCTTGTCGGGCATCGGGGAGAGGATGCGGCGAAGGACGATGATACGCTTAAGGCGGTCAAACGATTGCTTGATATGGATTCATGGGGGGTGCCATTCGCATGATAAAACAAACTCCAATCGGCGAGCGGCGGCATCCCATCCAAATCCTCGAACCTGTTGCGGCCCTTGGCGCGTGGAATAATCCCGAACCATCCTGGAAAGTGCTCGCATGGATGCGCGCGGCTAAAAAATCTCATACGGGACGGGAGTTTTATCAGGCTCAGCAGCGGCGGAATGATATCACCGAGATTTTTAATGTTGCGTACACAGCTCAATCGGCTGGGATAACTCAAAAGATGCGCTTAGTATGCTCCGGGCAGATCTATGAGATTATCGACGTGGACGATTTGGAAGGCGTCCATATCGAGATCGATATAGTTTGCAAGGGGTTGATCTCATGAGCGTGAGAAAAGCGGGCATGGAGCTTATCGGCCTAGGGGAATTTGAAAAGGCGATCGATAAGGTGGAGAAACGATATGACGCGGCATGTCAAATCGCCGCGCGGGCGGGCGCCCGCGTAATACTTAAAGCTTATAAAAGCAACCTGCGGGCGCATCGGCAAACCAGCGAACTCGAAAAACATGTTAAGGCGGTCAAATGGAAGCGCGGGAAGGGATTCGCTGGGTATTTAATAGGTCCTAAATTCCCCGGCATGACTGCTCAACAAATTAGCTACTATGGGGAATGGCTGGAGCATGGATCGAGCATGAATAAACCTTATCCAACATTACGTCCGGCATTTGATGAGAATATAGCGCGCGCGAAGGCTGAAATGGTTAAAGTGTTTCGTAACGCGACGGAAGGCAAAATCACCGAATCAGACGCGGCGGCGATCTTGGAAGAATTGATTCTTGGGGAGTGATCCCATGGAGATCGAGGAAGCGATCCCTATATTCTGCGCGGCGGACGAAACATTAAACGGCCTGATAGCAGGCCGTATTTATTATGATGAACTACCATCCACCGGGTTTACGCTGCCCGCCGTGGTATACTCCCGAATTTCTACCGCGCGCGATCATGTAGTCGATACCAGATCGCCCCGATTTCAGTTCACGGCTTGGGCAGCGACCAGGCCGGCGGCGGGCGCGGTAGAGGCGGCGATTGAAGATGCCTTTATCCGTTACAAGGGGCGCGCATCGGGCATAGCTATCATCCAGGGGGTAATTGAGGTCGCTGGATACGATATGCCGGCTGAAACGGATGAATACGGGGCGCGGTATGGCCGGGCATGTGATGTCGTGATTCATTATCGGACGGATATATAACTTGAAGGAGAGTGAGTAGAATGCCTCAAACAACCGTACAGGACCCTAAACAAATTAGACAAGGCCAGGGGATGATCGAGGTTGGCGATGATGTTGGTTCCTTGGTCAATCTAGGCGCGGTGGATAATGTGAAATTTCAGGAAACCTTTGAGACCGTTGACATCATCTCTCAATCAACGGGCCTAATCGAGGTCCGCAAGCGCAACCATCGATGCAGGCTGACTTTTGACCAGATCGAGATCAATCTCTTCAACCTGGAGACCATCCGGGGCGACGTGGATACATATGACACCGTAGCGGCTGATCCCGTTGAAAACCATCCGTATGTAGTCGGGATTGGCGATTGGGGCTATGATGAGTTTATCGAGTTGGATTACCAAAATGGCGATGCGTCAAAGATCACTCCTGATTCCGTTGCCGGCAGCGTGGATGGCGCTCTAGTCCTCGACACGGATTATTTTATCGTTCAGGATGCCGCGGGCAAGTGGGGCATCGTGGTTCTTGATTCCGTAACCGTAACGACACTAGTTCAGACCATCACCATTACATATGATTATACCCCGGCGGCGAACCGCTACCTTTCGACCGGCAGCGAGTCAGTCGTAATTGCGCCGAAGGTGGTACGGATTACGAGCACGGATGTTGACGGCAATGATTTAACGATCTTGATTTATAAAGCGCGGAATGCCGATGGTATCAATCTAGAGTTTCCGCCGTATGATTCTGGCGAACCGTGGAAATGCCCGATCGTTTTGGAAGGCCGGCGTGATACCTCACGAAGCGCGAAGGATATGCTCTTTAAGATTACCGATGAGCAGGGGGCTTAACCATGGAGCGCAAAGCGCCTGAAATCCTCGATCTTGATGTTTTCCTTCCACCGCCGCGCGTTATTCGGCTTACGGAAAGACAAGATCGGTGCGTATGGGGTTTTATCCATGGCCTCCTGCGGTTTTTTGGTATTCAAATCCGAGGCCGGGTCCGGGAGATCGATCTTTCTCTAGTCTCCACGAGGACCACGTTGGAGATCGAGCAACATTTTAAAGCATTCGTCAAAGCATTCGAGGCGGACGAATTGACTGTATTAGAGAATTGCATGTACGATCTAATGGTGGCCGCGTGTAAGCCATCGTTCCCGGAGATAAATCGAGCATGGTTGGAAATGAATACCGTTCCCGATCAGATCCTCGAAATGTTCCAATTTATTCTAGCGCCTCTCCGCGAAAGAGCGGAAAAAAATGCTCTGGAAATGATGCGACTGGGAAAAACGATGGCGGCCAAGTAGGACCGATCTTGCTTGGCCGCCTTTTTGCCCAAATGGGACATTATTATGCGTGGGCCTCTCCTGACTATCTCCTGGATTGCATGACAATCGATCAGGTATTCCATTACGCGGAGATGATGATATGGAACGAGACCGGCGATCCGCCTAAATCAATTGCCGAACAAATAGACAAAAACGAACGATGGAAGGCATATCCCGAGCTTGCGCCGACTCCTGGAGGTGATCCCCGTGTCATTACTCGGTAAATTAGCGGTCGGCGTTTTTGCCGATATAAACCAACTCAAATCTGGGTTCGGCGAGATGAAAAAAGAAGCCCGCGGTCTCGATCGTGAACTCAAAAAGCATGGCCTGAGCCTGCAACAAATCAGTAAATACGGTATCATGGCCGGGACGGCGATTGTCAGCGCCATGGGCGCTATGGTCCTTTCCGCGACACGGGCCGCCGTGGCGGTGGATAATCTAGCAAAAACTACGGGCGCCTCCAGGGAGACTATCCAAATGCTCGGCTATGCGGCACAACAAGAGCACGCAAGCATGGAGCAACTTGGGACGGGACTATCTCGCTTAGCTCGAAATATGTACGAGGCCAGCAACGGCACGGGCGAAGCATTGGATGTATTTAAAGATCTCAGGGTAGCCGTTGTCGATTCCTCGGGGTGTTTGCGAAGTACGGAATCCGTATTTCTAGAGTTGACCGAGAAAATTAAAAACACCGATTCAGCTACGGCGCGAACGGCATATTCCATGAAACTGCTTGGCAGATCCGGCGTAGATCTGGTGCCATTTATGCGATTAGGCCGGGAAGAGATCGGACGATTGATGCAGGAGGCAAAGAATCTAGGCGCAGTACTTGACGAGGAAACGGTTATTCAAATGAAAAAACTGGATGATGAAATAGTGGCCATTCGCACCGGGATTACTGGATTTGGCCGCCAGATCGCAGGGGATATAACTCCTTATTTTCTTTCATTTACAATGGGATTAAAAGAGAGCGTGCAATGGCTGCATAAATTTCCCGCGCCGATCCGTCAGCTTATAACCACGGGGACACTGTTCGCGGGGACGATTGCTTTAGTGGGCGGCGGGATTGCTCTATTGATTATCAAGATAGCCGCGCTAAGGGTCAGTCTAGCCGCGTTAGGAACATCTTTCCTGCCGTTTTTAATTGGCGGGGCTATTATCGCGGGGCTGGGAGCGATTGTTGGACATTTTTCCAGGATGCGCGAGGAGGCACGCCTTGCGGCATTGGATATTTCCAAAATAAATGATGTTGTTACAGCACAACAAGACTTAGATTACTGGAAAAAACAACTTGATGAACGAACAAAAGCAGCAAAAAAACAACGCGAATTTATTGCAAATAACCTTAAAATGGGATTTGTTTCTAAAGAAGAAGCCGATCGGGCATTAAAAGTTGTAGCAAAAACATACGGAGTAGACGAAGCCACGGCGAAAGTAAAAGAATTAACAACTTTAGTGGATAAATTAACTAAAGCATTTAATCCGCCGACCGTAGACGCAGAGGGCGATGCGAATAAATGGAGCTTGTCGGAAGTAATGGAAAAAACGAAAGCAGCTCTTACCGCGCTTGATACCGAGATGGCGGTCTTTGGCGATGTGCAGGATATCGACGGCAAAAAGGCCGTTATTTTTCGAGACGCCATCCTTGAGCTCAATGCGCATGGCATAGATCCTACGGCAACCTCCCTGGGTAACCTTATTACCCAATACTGGGGTTATGCCGAGGTTTCCGACAATGCCAAAGACGCCACCGAACGGCAGACAAAGGCCGAAGAGCTTTTAACTCAAGCCCAGCAAAAGCTCGCGGATATGATCGGTAATACGACACCAGATTGGGAGCTATTTGCCCAAGATCTTGAAAGGGCCGCCGGCGCGGATGGCGTTTTAGCCGCGACAACGGACAGATTACGCGAACTCGCTGCATCAATTCGCGAGGCTGGCAAGGCATCCGAGGATACAGATCCGAAGACCTTTGCCGATGCCTGGCGGGCGGGCTTGGATGACGCGGCCAAGGACTCGAAGACCTTTCTGGAGCATATCCGCGATGTCGCGATAGGCGCCTTCCAGATCATGGAAACCACGGCCTCCGACATGTTCTTTGACAGCGTGACCGGGCAGTTGAAAGGGCTTGGCGATTACGCCCAAGCGATCTTCCAGTCCATCGCCCGCTCGTGGGCAACTATGATGGCCAATATGATGATGCAGAAGATGTTTTCGGGAATGTTCGGATCGCCCATGGGCGCGACGAGCGTAGGCGGGCAATTCCCGCCAGGCATGGCTGGCAGCGGTTCGGTCACCGCGGGTAACCTCTACCGTATCAACGAGCGCAACCAGGAGTATTTTCGGCCATCCGTGGATGGCACGGTTATTCCTATCGCGCCTGCCGGGGCCGGACAACAAGCGCCGGAAATAACGATCAATATGGTCAACCAATCCGGGCCGCCGCTTAAAGGATCGTCTGGCGGGCTGAAGTTCGATGGCCGCCGGTGGGTAGCCAATATGGTGATCTCTGCCGCGGCGGATAACGTCGGCGGCCTGGGCGATACCTTGCGCGGGGGGCGATAGCGATGCCAACTTTCCCAAGCATCCAACTCCCCGACGCGGGCGGATTTAAGGAGATCCCAATCGATACCACAATCCGATCGGGGGCAAGCGCGGGCGGTTACGTCCAGACGCGCGCGGGGCACACTCGCGATCTATTCCAGTTCTATCTGCCGTGGGAGGCACTGCCTCTAACGGATGCCGACTATATAACCCTAAAGGCGTTTATCTCTACAGTCCGTTTCGGCGCGGTGGAGTTTACTTGGACACACAGTTTTACCCATACTGAATATACAGTACGCTTCCGCGAGGTGCCGGAGTTTCGGCTGAATTCCGATGGTGGCGTGCCTGGCTGGTCTGGCCATGTGCTTCTGGAGGAGGTATAGCCATGTCGTTATCTGTCGTGGCCACGCTGGAAAAGAATCGCCTCTCCTCGCCGGGCGCTTATATCCCTCTAGTTGAGATCCAAATCGGCGAAACCGTGATTCGCCTGGCCGCGAATAATGAGGATATCGAATGGGACGGCCATACCTGGACCCGGTTCCCGCTCGATTTGGACGATCGGATGGAAGACGGCAAGGAGATGCCATCGCTCGGCATCAAGGCATCAAACGCCTTGCGCATATTGCAATCATACATCGAAGCGGCGGACGGCGCGCCTGGGGCCGCCGTAATCGTGCGCGTGGTCAATAGTCTGCATCTCGATCTACCCGCCGATATCGAGGAGACCTACGCTAATGCGAAAGTATCTTGTGACGACCAATGGGTATACATCACGCTTGGCGCCGAAAACCCGGTGGCGATCCGCTTTCCGACCGACCGGAACCTCACGGACTTTTGCCGGTTTTTGTTGTCTACCGGTTTTAAGGGGATTGAATGCGGCGCCACCGTGGGCGATGTGTGTGATGGAACCCTGGAAGCTTGCCGGGGCCATGGCAATTCCGTCCGCTTCGGCGGCGAGGCCGGTCTATCCCGGCGTGGCTATTATGTCTAAGCCGGATCTCTCCGATTTAATCGGGATTCCTTTCCTAGACGGCGGCCAGGACCCCCGGATCGGCCTGGATTGCTGGGGCCTGGTCCGCGAGGTATTCCGCCGCTATGGAATCGAGCTGCCCGAGCGGTTGATCCCCGCGCGTGACGCGGAGGCGATCGATCGGCAGGTTGATTTGGATCGCCAATCGTGGGTCCGGTGCTTTCCTCCCTGCTCTGTCCCCGCGGTGGCGGTCTTCCGGCTGGGCGGCGGGGGCGTCTGGTGTAATCACACCGGCGTCCTTATCGCCCCCGGCCGGTTCATCCACGCGCGCGCGAAGACACAATCTTGTATCGAATCGCTGTCGCATCCCTATTATTCCCGCAAGCTCGAAGGGCTTTATAGACCGGGGTGGTTAACATGAAGAAGAAACTCTCCATCGTGGAGATCCATAATCCGCTAAGCCGGGACCGCCTCGCCAGGGCGGCTGATTTTTTACCCGGCCAGCCGATCTCGCGGTATATACGGCATACCCTGGCCAAGGCTGGCACCGATCTAGTTGTCTATCACAACCGCGAAATCGTCCCCGAGGATGCCTTAAGCCGCGTCATCCCGAAGCCCGGCGACACGATCGTTATACAGCCGGTGGTCCGGGGAGGGGATACGGGCAAGCAGATCGCGCAGGCTATTGCCGGGTTCGCGCTCATGGTTGTCACTATGGGGATTGGCTCGGTAGCAGCGGGCGGCGCGTTTTGGGGCGCCGGGTTTGTAGGCGCGGGCGCCTGGGGAGCTGGGGCCTTGGCGGCGGCAATGGGCGCGAATCTCATCGGCGGCTATCTCCTATCGGCTATGGCCGCTCCTCCAGCCACGGAGACGCCCAAACCTTCGTGGGGTGGACTGGCTCCCCTCGATGGCCAGGGAACCATTGTCGGCATAACTTTCGGCACAACCAGGACCGCCGGGACGGCCCTGCAACGGCGGATAGTCCAGCGTGAGGATTGCCAGGAATACGACTATCTGGCGACGGGCGGCGAGGGGGAAATCGATAGCATCTCCGATGTTAGGGCAGGCTCAAACCCGATTACGAACTATAGCGACGTGCAACTTGATATTCGATTGGGGACCAACGATCAGGACCTGATCCCCGGTTTTGACGACACGTTCGAGACGCAGATCTTGGCTTACGAATTGCTGGAGGGCGGCGGGTGGTCGGCCCAACAAACCACGGGTGACACGGGGACCGGCCTGGAAATAGTGCTTGAATGCCCGTATGGTCTGTATCATCAAAAAAGCGATGGCGCGTTTGAAACGGCGACTGTCAGGGCTGAACTGGAATACCGGGCCGTAGGCGCCGGAGACTGGATTCCTTGGGAGTTTTATTATACGGGCCAGGATAATAGTGCATGTTATGTCGATACACATGTGGCCCAAGTTAATGGAGACCAGACCGCGATTTTTATCTTGGGTTTGAATGTTAGCCTCAAATGGCAAGGCGGTTCGTCGGTGAATACTACGGTGGTATCAAGCAGCTACGACGCGGAGATCGACAAAACCTTGATTACCGTAGTAGGTTCGGTACCACCATATATATACGCCATCATGTGGTGGACTATAGAAGCATATTTTGAGATCGCGGCATCAACGTCATCGCCGATCCGCAGGGTTTACCGCATCGACGGCCTGGCTGCGGATCAGTACGAGGTACATGCCCGGTGCATTTATAAAAGCGGCGATACGGCTCGATACGCGACCAGGCTTTTCTGGACCTCCCTGGCGCACGTTA